TTTACTCCAACAACGGCAACTTATGACCCTGCTGATGGTGAATTTGTAATGACTGTTTCTCAACATGGTTTAGATGTTGGTGATAGAATTTACTTAAAACCAGAATCATTTGTATTCACTTGTGATATGGATGGCAATAGAACTGAACATAAATTACCTTCAGTTGGTCAACCTGCATATAACAAACAATTAACAATAAACTCAATAACTGATAATACTATAAGTGTAAACGTTGGTAAATCAGGTCCTAATATAAAGTTTAACCCAACCAATGCATCTTATGACCCATTAACTGGTGAATTTAGTGCAACTGTTGGTAAACATACTTTAAGTGTAGGAGAGGGTATTGTACTTTCTAATGAATCATTTGCTTTCACTTGTGATATGGATGATGACCAATCGGTTAAATCATATCCAAGAGTTGGTATTGACCCATTTGCGGTTCGTTCTATTCCAATCACATCGGTAACCGATACTACGTTAACATTCAATGTTGGTGCATCTGGTCCGAATAAAACATTTACACCATCAACTGCTTCTTATAACGCATTGACTGGTGATATGGTTTTAAATGTTGGACAGCATGGATTGGGAATAGGAAGAAGTGTAGTATTGGAAAATGAATCGATTGCATTTACTTGTGACCAAGATGGAGATTCTACAACACATTCTTATCCAAGATTAGGCTCAGACCCTTATGCTGGAAAATCTATTGAGATTACTTCAGTTGGAAATACATCACACACAGTTACAAATGCACCTTATAACGCAGTAACTGGTGATGTTACTTTAACAATAGCTGGACATGGATTTAGTAATGGTGATTATATAAAAATTGATGACAGTGGTTTAACTTATACTTGTGTATTGGATGGTAACACTGTAACAAAATCTTACCCAAGAGCTGGTTATGATTATCCTTCTGGAAGATGGTTACCAATATCAAACGTAACTACTGACACATTTGATATTAATATAGGTTCCTCTTCCTACACAGGTACACATACATTTGTATCTGCTACTGTTGGTGGAATAAAAAGACAAACTGGGACATTTACAATTAATGTAGGTGATGCGGGAAGTGCTAAAAATTCTATTCATACATTTGTATCATCATCGGTGAATTCGGTAAAACATTTACCACAATCACCACATACATTTATATCAGCATCTCGTTCAGCAATACAACATTTACCTCAATCGAATCATACATTTGTAAGAACAAATACTAATTCGGTGAGTACTTTACCAATATTAACTAAAACTATTGATGGTTTAGTTAAAAGAGGAAGTGGTACACAATACACTTCTTCACTAATTGGTTCAGAAACTCTTATATCTAAATTATCATCTTCATTTGAAACTGTATTAGATATTATAGAATTTGGAACTGGTTCTACTCCAACCACAGCAACGTATGACCCTGCTGATGGTGATTTTGTAATGACTATTCCAAATCACAAATTTAAGAAAGCAGATAGTATCTATTTAAAGCCTGAATCATTTGTATTCACTTGTACGATGGATGATAATAAAACTGAACACAAATTACCTTCAGTTGGACAACCTGCTTACAATAACAAATTAAGAATCAAATCGGTAACCAATAATACTATAACTGTAAATGTTGGTAAATCAGGTCCTAATGTAGAATGGACTCCTTCAACTGCTAGTTATGACCCTGCTACTGGTGATTTTGTAATCACAACTGGTACTCATAGTTTAAGTGTTGGGGAAGGGATTATTTTAGATACTGGTTCATTTGCATTTACTTGTGATATGGACAATGACCAATCAGTTAAATCCTATCCAAGATTAGGAATAGACCCATACGCTGGTCGTTCAATGATTATAACGGATGTTACTGATACAACAATGACTGTTAATGTTGGTATATCTGGACCAAATAAATACTTTACTCCTTCTAATGTTAATTACAACGCATTGAGTGGAGATATGGTAGTTACAGTTGGTCAACATGGATTAGGTGTAAATAGAAGTGTAGTATTAGAAAATGAATCTTTTGCTTTCACTTGTGACCAAGATGGGGATTCAACTACACATTCTTACCCAAGAAGTGGTTCTGACCCATACGCTGAACAATCGATATTAATCACATCAGTTGGTACAACATCACATACTCCAACAAACGCACCATACAATCCAACAACTGGTATTGTTACACTTACTATTTCATCACATGGATTTAGTAATGGTGATTATATTAAAGTGGATGATAATGCACTAACTTATACTTGTGTATTGGATGGCAATACTGTTGAGAAATCATATCCAAGACCTACAATAGATTATCCATCTGGTAGATGGTTAGAGATATCAAACGTAACTACTGATACATTTGATATTAACATAGGTTCTTCATCATATGTTGGGGCACATACATTTGTATCTGCTACATCTAATGGTATAAAAAGACAAGATGGTACATTTACAATAAACGTTGGAGATGGAGGAAGTGCAAGTGGTTCAATACATACATTTGTATCTGCATCAAACAACGCTATTAAACATGAACCACAATCTATTCATACATTCGTATCAGCATCGAATGGAGCAGTAAAACATTTACCACAATCAGTTCATACTTTTGTTAGAACACAAAATGAATCAGTAAGTGTTATACCTCCATATGTTGATAATACCGAAGAGGCAATTGCAGTAAGTAATGTTTCACAATATGTAACATCTTCAATTTCGGCATCTGCTAGTGATATTTCATTCATTTCAGAATCATTTGAGATTGTAACTAAAATTATAGAATTTGGTAGTGGTTCTTATGAATCATCATCATTATATGGAAGTGAAGTAACTTCATCAACAACTGTTGCAGCTTACAACTTACTAAAACAAAATATTGATTTCATTAAAGAAGAAACAATAGCTTATTTATCATCTTCTTGGTCAACTGCATCTTATGATGAAGATAAATGTATGAGAGATGTTGCTGGTATTGTTAGTGGAGCAGCTGAAGATTTAATCCATAACGTTTATTCAGCATCTATATTTAATGGTAAATTCTACTTAGAATATCCATCACAAGCACAAGGTTCACAATTGAATCAAACATTAGATGGAATTAGATACGCAAGTAAAGTAGCACAAAAAGTAGCATCAAACGTAACATTCTCATCCCCATCACAGGATAGATTAGATACACAAATTATTATAAACAATAACAAAGAGTTTATTAAAGAAGAAGCTATATCATTCTTATCAGCTTCTTGGAGTGATTTCGATTACCCAGAAAATACTTGTAAGAGAGATGTAGTACATATCTTAGATGCATCAATTACTGATATTGTATATGGTGGTAACGAAAGAACAATTAATGCTGGTGTATTCTATTGGAAATATCCATCAGAAGCAACTGGTTCTCAATTGTTCCCAACATTAGATGGTATTGAATATGCTGGTGAAGTTGCACAAAAGGTAATTAGTGGGGCAGTATTTGTACCACCAACTTCTGATAAAGTAAACGCTTACAACTTAGTATTAGAAAATAGAGATTTAATTCAGAATGAAGTAATCGAATATGTTTCATCTTCTTGGAACGCAGCCAATTACGATGATGTAAAATGTAAAAGAGATACGGGATATATAATAGATGCAGCAATTACTGATTTATTGTATGGTGGAAATGAGAGAAGTATAATTGCTGGAGATTTCTATTACAAATACCCATCACAAGCACAAGGTTCACAATTAGACCAAACTGTTGATGGTATAGTTCATGCTCAAAGATTATCTGATAAGGTAATGAGTAATACTATATTAGTAAATCCATCAGTAGAAAGAGAAGGATTATATCAAACGATAGAACAAAATAGAGAATTGGTTCAAGCTGAAGTAATTGCTTACATCTCATCTTCATGGGTTGGATTTGATTATGATGAAGCTAAATGTAGTAGAGATGTTGGACACATTTTAGATGCTGTATCTACCGATTTAAGATATGGTGGAAATGAAAGAAGTGTTGTAGCTGGTGAGTACTATTATTTATATCCATCAGAAGCAACAAGTGTTCAAAAAACACAAACTATTGATGGTATAATACATGCAGCTAACTTAGTTCAAAAACTTATTCAGAATGTTGTATTGGTACAACCTTCAGCAACTAAATTAAGTATTTGGAATACAATTAGAGATAATAGAAGTTTAATTCAAAAAGAAGTAACTGAATATATTGATTTCAAATATCCATTCTTTGCATACAATAGAGAAAAATGTAGAAGAGATGTTGGACATATCTTAGATGGTGTTGCAACTGATTTCTTATGGGGTGGTAACCAAAGAAGTGTTAAGGGTGGAGAATTCTACTACTTATTCCCTTCTGAGGCAACTACTGTACAAAAGGATGAAACTATTGATGGTATTCTTTACGCTAAGAATTTAGTTACTGATATAATTACACAAAAGCAATTTACTCCAACAACGGCAACATACGACCCATCAAATGGAGATTTTGTAATGACAATTCCAAATCATAATTTAGATGATAGGGATGAAATTTATATCAAACCAGATTCGTTTGTATTCACTTGTACAATGGATGATAACAAAACTGAACATAAATTACCTTCAGTTGGTCAACCTGCGTATAATACTAAATTAGGAATTAAATCTGTAACTAATGATACTATAACTGTAAACGTTGGTAAATCAGGTCCTAATGTACAATTTAATCCAACCAACGCATCATATGACCCAGCAACTGGAGAATTTGTAATCACAACTGGTACTCATAGTTTAAGTGTTGGTGAGGGTATCGTATTAGATACTGGTTCGTTTGCATTCACTTGTGAAATGGACAACGACCAATCTGTTAAATCTTACCCTAGATTTGGAATAGACCCATTTGCAGGTCGTTCAATGATTATAACTGATGTTACTGATACAACAATGACTGTTAATGTTGGAGTATCGGCTCCGAATAAATTATTTACACCAACTGATGTTGATTACAACGCATTGAGTGGTGATATGATTGTAACTGCTGGGCAACATGGATTGGGAATAGGAAGAAGTGTAGTATTAGAAAATGAATCATTCGCATTTACTTGTGACCAAGATGGAGATTCAACTACACATTCATACCCAAGATTAGGTTCAGACCCTTATGCTGAAAAATCAATAGTTATTACTTCAGTTGGAACTACATCCCATACTATAACTAATGCACCTTATGATGCATCGACTGGTGATGTTACTATAACAATATCTAATCACAATTTCAATAATGGAGATTATATCAAATTGGATAATAATTCTCTAACATACACTTGTGTATTAGATGGTGATACTGTTGAGAAATCATATCCTAGAGTTGGTTATGATTACCCATCTGGTAGATGGTTAGAAATTTCAAATGTAACAACAAATACATTTGATATTAATATAGGTTCTTCATCATACACATCAGCTCATACTTTTGTATCGGCTACAACTAATGGTTTAAAAAGACAAACTGGAACATTTACTATAAATGTAGGAGATGGTGGAAGTGCTTCTGGTTCAATACATACCTTTGTATCAGCATCAACAAACGCTGTAAAACACTTACCACAATCAGTACATACATTTGTATCAGCATCTAATGGAGCAGTAAAACACTTACCTCAGGCGGGTCATACTTTTGTTAGAACTCAAAATAACTCAATAAGTGTTTTATCTCAATTAATAACTAAATCTCCATCAAAGGTATCTAATACCGATGGAAACATTAAAGTAACATCTTTTGAGGCTGTAACATCTTCAATCGCATTGAGTGGTTCTTATAAAACTGAAGTTAGTGAATCTTACGGAGTTGTAACTGGAATTATAACTGATGGTATAAATTCATTTACTCCTACTAACGCTACTTATGACCCATCTAATGGTGATTTTGTGATGACTATAAATGAGCATGGATTAACAACTGATAATGGTGTTTACCTAAGACCAGAATCATTCACATTTACTTGTGATATGGATGGTAATAGAAGTGAACATAATTTACCTTCAGTTGGACAACCTTCTTATAATAAGAGAACTAAAATCAAATCGGTAACCGAAGATACTATAACTCTTAATGTTGGTAAATCTGGTCCAAACGTAGAATACAATCCAACAACTGCATCTTATGACCCAGCAACTGGTGATTTTGTGGTAACTGTAGCAAGTCATAGTTTAAGTGTTGGTGAGGGTATCATTATGGCATCTGAATCAGAGTTGGAATCGACCCGTATTCAGTACGTTCAATTCCTCTAACGGCTGTAACTGATACTACAATGACATTTAATGTAGGAACATCAGGTCCGAATAAATATTTTACACCTGTATCTGCTTCATATAACGCTCTAAGTGGAGATATGACTCTGACTGTTTCTGAATCATTTGGATTAGGAATAGGAAGAAGTGTAGTATTAGAAAACGAATCTATCGCATTTACTTGTGATATGGATAGTAACTTAACTACTCACTCATACCCAAGAAGTGGTTCAGACCCGTATGCAGAACAATCAATCGTAATTAGTTCAATTGGTAAAACAACCCATAGTGTAACTAATGCACCATATAATTCTGCAACTGGTGATGTAACTATTACAATCGCTAATCATAATTTTGATAATGGAGATTACATCAAATTAGATGATAATTCATTAACTTATACTTGTGTATTAGATGGTAATACAACTACAAAATCTTATCCAAGACCTAACTACGATTATCCAAGTGGTAGATGGTTGGAAATTTCAAATGTAACAACAAATACATTTGATATAAACATCGGTTCATCTCCATATGTAGGTTCTCATACATTCGTATCAGCAACTACTAACGGATTAGAAAGACAAGATGGAACGTTTACAATTAATGTGGGTAATGCAGGAAGTGCTTCTGGTTCAATACATACATTTGTATCATCTTCTGATAGAGCAGTAAAACACTTACCTCAATCATTACATACATTCGTATCTTCATCTAATGGAGCTATTAAACATTTACCACAATCAAATCATACATTTATTAGAACGGAACAAAGTTCAGTAAGTACTGTACCTGTTTTAAGTGAATCGATTGAAGGATTAATTAAAATTACTGATACACCACAATTTACATCAGTACTTAGTGGTAGTGAAGTTGAATCTGCATTTATAACGAGAAGTGTAGGATTCATTAATGATATAATTAAATTAGGAACTGATAAAACTTCATTCGCATTAGCAAAATGGTACGATGATACTTTAGATACTCCTCAGAATTTAACAACGGGTTCTTATACTCAAATAGTTGGACCTACATTAGATTCAGAATACAACAATGGTTCAATTATATCTTTAACTGGTGATGGTAGTGATTTCTTCAAAAAAGAAGTTACGGTCAATGGTGTAAGAATTGTTGTAGCCGGTGATGTTGGTGGACAAACTGCTGTACCTGATACATTTACTGAGAAAGTTGCTCGTATGTTTGAATTATTTACTGACCCAAGTGGTTCGGGAATAAATGAAACATTCCAAAGAAATTTAATTAAAACATTAAGTGGTGATAGTGGAACTTACCACGCTGGATTACCAACTATACAAAGAGTAGCAAGAGGAGCTGGAAGTGATTATACTCCAAACTTCCTTGATGATGCTGGTATTTTATATTGGAACTTAACAAACTTGTTTGATACTCATGTACAGAACGATATGGTTTGGTATCTAAACTCAACAGGTGATATATCTGGTTCTGGTGATATAGATGCACAAGAAGTAATTGAACACATATTCCACACATTACATATGCATGGTTTACCTGCAGATGATATAAAACTATATTCTTATTTGGCATCTGATTGGCAGACTGGTGATTTATATCTTGCAATGGAAGAGGCATATGATGCTGGATTGTGGGATTCATCGGGATATGGTGGTAATAGTTGGAAAACTGATTCTGATGCATTTGAGGTAGCTGCTAAAGAATATCTATATTTGTTAAACTTCGCAATGTTTGAATATACCGATTTATGGGAAAATGGAAGTCTTTCTCCTGAGTGGGATGATTCAATGAGAACACAAGCTGGAATTTTAGCAAATAACCCATTAGGTTATACATTCCATAACACATATATTTCACCTACAATTAGTAAACCATCATTGGCAACTATTAGAAGTATATTCCAAGATGGTGATTTGGGTGACCCAACAATAGCAGGTGAATCTGGATATGTTGTAACTCCAACTGGAACTTATACAACTGATACTGAATTTGGTATCGTAAGTTCATCATTTGGTCAAATTATTAATATCATCGAAAATGGTACTGGTTCGTTTACTCCATCAACTGCAACTTATGACCCATCTAATGGTAACTTTGTAATTACTATTTCAAATCACAACTTAAATGTTGGTGATGAAATTTATATAAGACCTGAATCATTCACATTTACTTGTGATATGGATGGTAACAAAACTGAACACAATTTACCTTCAGTTGGACAACCTGCTTATAGTGGTGTATTATCTATTACATCTAAAACTACAAATACTATAACTGTAAATGTAGGAGCATCTGGTCCAAATAAATCATTTACTCCAACTAACGCTACTTATGACCCATCTAATGGAGATTTCGTAATCACAACTGGAACGCATAACCTAAGTATAGGAGAGGGTATTGTATTGGATACTGGTTCATTCGCATTTACTTGTGATATGGATGATAATCAATCTATTAAATCTTATCCGAGATTAGGTATAGACCCATTTGCGGGTCGTTCAATGAAGATTACTTCAATAACTGGAACTACAATGACAGTTAATGTAGGAGTATCGGGTCCAAATAAAACATTTAAACCTGTATCTGCTTCCTATGATGGATTGAGTGGAGATATGGTTCTTACTGTTAGTGAATCATTTGGATTAGGAGTTGGTAGAAGTGTAGTATTGGAAAATGAATCGATTGCATTCACTTGTGACCAAGACGATAACGCTACAACGCATTCTTACCCAAGATTAGGTTCAGACCCTTATGCTGGTAAATCTATAAAAATAACTTCAGTTGGAAAAACTTCACACACACCAACCGATGCACCATACAATTCGGCAACTGGTGATGTTACTATAACAATCGCTGGACATGGATTTAGTAATGGTGATTATATTAAGATTTCTGATAATGGATTATCTTATACTTGTATATTGGATGGAAATAGTGTTAAGAAATCATACCCAAGACCTAATTACGATTATCCTTCTGGAAGATGGTTAGAGATTTCTAATGTAACTACTAATACATTTAAGATTAATATAGGTTCTTCATCATATGTTGGTGAACACACATTCGTATCAGCATTGGAAAATGGTATTGAAAGACAAACTGGAACATTTACAATTAATGTAGGTGATGCTGGAAGTGCAAGTGGTTCAATACATACATTTGTATCATCATCAGCTAACGCTGTGAAGCACGAACCACAATCAGTTCATACATTTGTATCTTCATCTATTGGAGCAGTTAAACACCTACCACAATCAGTTCATACATTTGTTAGAACAACGGAAAATTCAATAAGTATTTTACCAGCGGTAGTAAATAATACAATAAATCATATTAAAGTAACTGATACTAATCAGTTTACTTCTTCAATTAATGGTTCTATAACTGAAATCAATAAAGTAAAATCATCTATTGGTACAATAGAGGATATATTACAAAATGGTGTATCTGTTAAACCAAATGTTGTTAAGAATAACTCAAATAAAAATAACTTAATTAAAGTTACTGATGCAGTACAAATAACATCAGAATCATTTGGAGATAGATTACAACAAAGATTGATTTCATCATCAATTTCAATTGTAACTAATATTGTTCAAAATGGAACTGGTTCATTACCAACACTTGTTGAGTATGGGACTCCATCTGATTCACCAAAAACATTAGCAGCTTATAACTTACTAAAAGATAATATTGAATTTATCCAAAGTGAAAGTATCGCTTATTTATCATCTTCTTGGTCAACTGCTTCATACGATGAAAGTAAGTGTAGTAGAGATATTGGAGGAATTATAAGTGGGGCAGCTGAGGATATGTTACATAATGCAAATTCTGCATCTATATTCAATGGTAAATTTTACTATGATTTCCCATCTCAGGCACAAGGTGCACAATTACAACAAACTTTAGATGGTATTAATTATGCTGGTAGATTAGCAGAAAGTATTGTAAGAGGATATACATTCCAAACTGCATCCGCCGTAGTTAGTGGTTCTTATGAGTTAATAAGAAACAATAGAGAGTTTATTGAAAACGAAACAATTGCATTCCTTTCATCTTCTTGGGATGGATTTACTTACAATGAAACAACTTGTAAGAGAGATGTAACTCATATTATAGATGCAGTTTCTACTGATTTACTATATGGTGGAAATGAAAGAAGTGTAAACGCAGGAGATTACTATTATAGATACCCATCAGCAGCAATAATTGGTGGTGTACCAAATGAGAATAAACAAAAAGACCCAACTGTAACTGCAGTAGATTTTGTACAAGGATTTGTATCAGAAATTGTAAGTGGAGCAATATTCCAAACTGCATCAAATGAAGTTGAATATGTTTATGATTCAATTAGAAGTAATAGAGAATTTATTCAGAACGAAACTGTTGCATTTGTAAACGCTAAATATCCTAATTTAGATTACAAAGAAGCTAGTTGTAAAAGAGATACTGGATTTATAATTGATGCTGTTGCAACTGATTTAAGATATGGTGGTAACCAAAGAGCATTAACTGCTGGAGAATTCTATTATAGATTCCCATCTAAAGCAACTGGTGTTCAAATACAAGAAACAACGGATGCATTAATTTACGCTAAAGATTTAATTGAAAAAATTGTAGATAAAGAAACTTTATTTGTTCCAACTGGAAGTTTAAATACTGATAATGGAATTAAAATAACATCATTCTCACCAGCAGCTGGAGGAGATATAACTGATATTACAATCTTAAATACAATATCTTCATCATTCGCAATTGTATCTGATGCTATTGGAAATGGTAAAGCAGATGTAACACCAACTAACGCTACTTATGACCCATCTAATGGTAATTTTGTAATGACAGTAGTAAGTCATAGTTTTGATGTAGGTGATGGTATATATTTATCACCTGAATCATTCACATTTACTTGTGATATGGATAACAACAAAACTGAACATAACTTACCTTCAGTTGGACAACCTGCTTACAATACGAAATTAGAAGTAATATCTAAAACTAATGATACAATAACTCTTAATGTAGGAGCATCTGGTCCAAATGTAGAATTTAATCCAACTACTGCTAGTTACGACCCATCAACTGGTGATTTCGTAATGACTGTTGAAAGTCATAGTTTAAGTGTTGGGGAAGGTATTATATTAGACCCACAATCATTCGCATTTACTTGTGAAATGGATAACGACCAATCAGTTAAATCTTATCCGAGATTAGGAATAGACCCTTATGCTGGGCGTTCAATGAAAATTACTTCAATAACTGGAACTACAATGACAGTTAACGTTGGAGCATCGGGTCCAAATAAATTATTTACACCAACTGATGTTAATTACAACGCATTGAGTGGAGATATGGTTGTAACTGTTGGACAGCATGGATTAGGAATCGGAAGAAGTGTAGTATTAGAAAATGAATCTTTTGCTTTCACTTGTGACCAAGATGGTGATTCTACAACTCACTCTTATCCGAGAAGTGGTTCAGACCCATACGCAGAACAATCAATTGTTATTACTTCGGTTGGAACTACATCACACACAGTAACTAATGCTCCGTATAACGCAGCAACTGGTGATGTTACTATAACAATCGCTAATCATAACTTCAATAATGGAGATTATATCAAACTTTCAGATAATTCATTAACTTATACTTGTGTATTAGATGGTGATACTGTTGAGAAATCATATCCAAGAACTGGAATTGATTATCCTTCTGGAAGATGGTTAGAAATTTCTAATGTAACTACAAATACATTTGATATAAACATTGGTTCATCATCATATACAAATACTCATACATTCGTATCCGCTACAACGGATGGTTTAGAAAGACAAACGGGAACATTCACAATAAACGTTGGAGATGGTGGTAGCGCTTCTGGTTCAATACACACATTCGTATCAGCATCAACAAACGCTGTAAAACATTTACCTCAATCGGTACATACATTTATATCAGCATCAAATGGGGCAATAAAACATTTACCACAATCAGTTCACACATTCGTTAGAACTGAAGAAAATTCAGTAAGTGTTATTCAACCAGCAACTGATTATGGTTCAGTATCAACTGATGTAGATATATTATCGGCATATGGTTTAATTACTGAAAGTGTACCATTTATTCAAAATGAAGTTGTTGAATATATTTCTTCTTCTTGGTATGGGTTTGATTATGATTCGGCTAAGTGTAGAAGGGATGTTGGATTTATTGTAAATGGTGTAGCAGAAGATTTAAGATATGGAATCGTATCAGCATCTTCAGTAAACGCTAAATTCTACTACCAATTCCCATCTGAAGCTAATGGAACTGGTTCACAATCACAACAAACTGTTGATGGTATTAATTACGCATCACAATTAGCAGACCAAATTGTAAAAGGAGCAACATTTAGTTCACCATCTACTCAATTATCAGCATCAGTTGAATTATTGAGAAGTAATAGAGAGTTTATTCAATCTGAATCAATTTCATACCTAAGTTCTTCTTGGGAAGGGTTTGATTATGTTGAAGCAACTTGTAGAAGAGATGTTGGACATATTATAGATGCTGTATCTACTGATTTACTATATGGTGGAACTCAAAGAAGTAAAATTGCTGGAGAATACTATTACAAATATCCTTCAACGGCTACAACTACTCAATTAGAACCAACAACAACTGGAATTAAGTACGCGGGTGATTTAGGAAGTAAATTAGTACAAAACGAAATATTCGTAACGGCATCGGCTGAGAGATTGGCTGGAAATAAGGTTCTTTTAGATAATAAAGAATTTATTCAGAACGAAGTAATCGCTTACATCTCATCTTCTTGGAGTACATTTGATTATAATGAAGATAAATGTAAGAGAGATACTGGATACATCTTAAATGGTGTTGCTACTGATTTCTTATATGGTGGAAATGAAAGAAGTAAAGTAAATGGTGAGTATTATTTTGAAAAACCATCAAATGCAACTCTTAACTATCAAGTTACTGCAAGTGGACAATTAAATCAAACAATTGATGGAATTAATTACTCTGCTAGATTAGCTGGAAAAGTATTGGAGAACACAACATTTGTTTTACCAACATCTGAAGTATCTGCATCGGCTGAATTACTAAGAAACAATAGAAGTTTCGTACAAAATGAAACAATTGAATTTATATCATCTTCTTGGAGTAATGTAACTTACAATGAAGATAAATGTAGAAGAGATACTGGGTATATAATTGATGCAGCTGTAACTGATTTAGTTTATGGTGGTAACGAAAGAAGTACAGTCGCAGGATTATACTATTGGAGATACCCATCAAGAGCAACAAAAGGAGGAACACCTTCAGAAGCAAATCAATTAGACCCAACAGTTGATGGAATTAGATTTGCTAATGGAACTTCACAAAATGTAGTTCAGAATTTAATGTACACAACTCCATCTACTGAAATTAAGAATGGTGTTCAGTTATTGAGAGATAATACAACATTTATACAAAAAGAAACAATAGCTTATCTAAGTTCGTCTTGGAGTGAGTTTGAATACAATGAAGTTAGTTGTAGTAGAGATTTAGGATACATAATTGATGCTGTTGCTACCGATTTAACATATGGTGGAAATGAAAGAGCAGTTCAAGCAGGTACATTCTACTACTATATTCCTTCAATCGCAACAACGGAACAAAAACCACAAACAACTGATGGTATTGATTTCTCAAAAGGATTGGCTGAAAAGATAATTAAACAACAACAATTAGTATTCCCATTCTTATTGAATAAAAATGGTGCTAACGCACTTAAAAACGCTAAAAAAGTATTACAAGGTAAAGCGATATCGTACACAAATGCGGCATTCCCTTCCTTTGTTTACAATGAAGAAAAATGTTATAGAGATACTGGATTTATCTTAGATGCTATCGTAACTGATATTATCTATGGTGGTAATGAAAGAAGTATAAGAGCAGCTGAATCATATTACAATGGTGTATATGGAAGTGCAGCTGTTGTTATTAACGAACAAAAATTAGAAACTGCAGAAACTAATAGATATTTAAGAACTCAATTCCAATTTGTTGCTAGACAAGCGCCTGTTGAAGAGTTTGGTTCTTTAATTATTACAACTGGGCATGATTTCTCATACGCAGGTGCTGGTGTAACTTATAAAGCATTACCTCCTAACCAAGGTGGTGATGGTATACCTGATCCTGATAAAGAAATTACGGAAATAGGTGGAGGTAGAGTATTCTTTACTTCTGGTAACGAACTTGGTGACTTTAGAATTGGTGGGGGTCTTGTTATTAAACAAGCTTCTGGTACATTAGAAGGTAGAACATTCTCTAAATCATTATTCTCACTTGTAACACCATTCTCATTAGCACTGCAAGATTAAGGATAAAAAATAAATCAAATATTTATATAGGATATGGCAGAAGAATTAATACCACTAAACGCATTTAAATCCGTACTTACCACTTTGACTGGTGATAACGATGTAGTTTATTCAGCTCCTAAAGGAGTTTCAACTATTTTATTATCTGCACAAATAACGAATACTGGACCTATAAATGAGCCTGTTACTATTAGTATAACAAGTAACAGAGATTTGCCGGTTCCTCAAGTAGATTCTATAAGTAATGCTGGTAATTTTTTAAGTGCATCAGCACTTATAGAAAAAAACCAAACATTTTTAGAAAAAGAATCTGCTGCATATATTAATTTTCAAAACAATTTAACACAAATTCCATTTAGTTTTACATCTTCATTTTTTGAAGCATATGTTAGAACTGCTGTGGATGGTGTTGAGGCTGATTTAATTGGTGGAGGTACATTACAATCCAAAAAAGCCGCTCTTTCTTATTATAATAAGAATGGTGAGATTTTAATACCTAATAATTATTTTACTGCATCATATCAAACTATTGATTATGCCACTAAGTTGGTAGAACAAATACTTATTAATGAATCAATAACAGGTTCTACTGATGTTGCTCGATTTTATCAAGAAGATGTAACACAATCTTTTGATAATACTCTCATAGCAGAGACGGGTTCAATATCAGCATCTGTTAATTTACTAAGTGCGATATCAGATACGATATCGAATCCAACAAGAGTTGAACAACTACCCGTAGATTTAATTACTAATGTAACTATTCCAGCAGGTGATTCACTATCACCAATTGTAGCAGGTAAATTAGTATTGGAACAACAATTTTCACTAATTGTATCAGGTTCCACAAATTTAACGGTAATATTATCGATTCTTGAAAGTGCAAACGAATAATTATATACTAAGACTAATAATAAATGAGCCAATTATTAAGCGGAAAGGTTAGAGTAGTAAAACCTATCAATGTTTCTGAAGATAGGTACGAATATCTACGATTAAATGAAGCTGAACCAAATTTAGGTGTTCCTATAAGTGGTTCTCTTACATCAGGCTCCATTGCGTTAGTTGCATCGGATGCGGATGGTAATCGTTTATTTGTTACTACACTTCAGTTAGAGCAAGTAACAGGTTCTTTTAGTGGTTCATTTAGTGGTGATGGTTCTCAATTAAATAACCTTCCAGAAACAGTAAGATTATTATCGGGTTCTGCATCTGCATCAATTTCACCAAATACTGGATTTTTAGTAAACGTATCATCATCATTTAATGGAGATGTGGATGTTACTGGTGATGTTAAAGTTACTGGTGATTTAATAGTTGATAATAGAATCGTAGCAAGAGAGTTAATTGTTGAAATTATTTCATCTTCAATAATATTTTCTTCAGGTTCAAATAGATTTGGTGAACTTTCAACAGATAAGCAAGAATTTACAGGTTCAGTTGAAGTAACTGGTTCATTAGATGTATTTGGAGATACTACCATAAGTGGTTCTACTTTTGTTAGTGGAAATGTTAACATTGGTAGTGGTTCTTCATTTAGTGGTAGTGGTGAAAACTTATTTAACATACCAGCATCAGCTCTTACGCAAGATGCACTACTTTCTAATTTAATAACAACTGGTTCAGTATCAGCTTCAGTTTCGCCTGATGGGTTCTTCAGAGTATTTGGAACTGGTTCGGTAACAACTGAATTAAGTGGTTCTACTTTTATTAGTGGTAACTTACAACTTAATAGTGGTTCTGCCTTTAGTGGTAGTGGTGAAAACTTATTTAATATACCAAAAAGTGCATTAACTGATGATGCATTACTTTCAAATTTAATCACAACAGGTTCAGTAACAGCTTCGGTTTCAAATGATGGATTCTTCAGAGTATTTGGAACTGGTTCAGTAACAACTGAATTGAGTGGTTCGTTATTAGTTAGTGGAAATGTAAATCTTAATAGTGGTTCTTCATTTAGTGGTAGTGGTGAGAACTTATTCAATATACCAAAAAGTGCATTAACTGATGATGCATTAGAAACGAATTTAATTATTAGTGGAGCAGTAACTGCTTCCGTTGATCCTGATAGTGGATTTGTAGTAACTTCAATAGATAGTGGCTCAACATTTTTCGGAGATGTACAACTAGCATCAGGTTCGGTATTTAGTGGTAGTGGTGAAAAACTATTTAACATACCAAGAACTGCTCTTACTGATGATGCATTTGATTCATCAAGAATTGTAACAGGTTCATTAACCGCATCTTTAGACCCATCTGGGATTTTTAGAGTAGAATCAACGGGTTCAGTAAAATCTGAATTTAGTGGTTCTGTATTTGTAAGTGGCTCTATTCAACTTAATAGTGGTTCTAAGTTTAGTGGTAGTGGTGAGGATTTATTTGATATACCTCGTTCAGCATTAACTGAAGATGCACTTTTATCAACATTTATTACATCTGGTTCTGTAACTGCCTCAGTTGCACCTGATGAGGGATTTGTAGTAACCTCAATAGAAAGTGGTTCAACTTTTAGTGGTTCTATATTCTTATCATCTGGTTCATTCTTTAGTGGTAGTGGTGAAAACTTATTTAATATCCCAAAATCAGCATTAGTTGATGATGCATTACTTTCCAATTTAATAACAACTGGTTCGGTAACTGCATCTGTATCTCCTGATGGATTTTTTAGAGTATTTGGAACTGGTTCGGTAACAACCGAATTAAGTGGTAGTTTATTAGTTAGTGGTAATGTAGAAGTTCAAACAGGTTCATTTAGTGGTAGTGGTGCTAATTTATTTGATATACCATTTTCAGCACTTTCAACCGATGCACAAGAATCAATAGAATCATTAGTATCTAGAGAAGCTAAATTTATAGCAAGTGGTAGTGTAACTGCTTCTGTTGACCCACAAACTGGATTCGTTGTAGAATCCGAACTTAGTGGCTCTACTTTTAGTGGTAGTTTAAGATTGAGTAGTGGTAGTATATTTAGTGGTAGTGGTGCGGAACTATTTAATATTCCAAAATCAGCATTAGTTGAAGATGCATTAGTTTCTAACCTAATTGAAACAGGTTCAGTAACGGCATCCGTTTTACCTGATGGTACATTTAAAGTATTCGGAACAGGTTCAGTAAAATCTGAATTTAGTGGTAGTGTTTCTATAACAGAAACATTAGATGTTCCAAAAATTATAGCAGATGAAATTACTGGTTCATTTAGTGGTTCTTTTAGTGGTGATGGTTCGGAATTAAATAATATTCCACAATCAGCACTTTCCGAAGATGCTACTAGAATAGCTAGTGGTTCAGCAACTGCATCCATATCCCCAAATTTAGGATTCGTAGTAAATACATCATCTTCTATTGAAGGTGATTTATCGGTTAGTGGTAGAATTACAGCAGAAGAGATATTTGTAAACTTCATTTCTTCATCGATAGTAATATCTACTGGTTCAAATGTACTTGGTGATAGTAGTGGAAATGATACTCAAAAATTATTTGGTGAAACTACAATAGAAGGAAATATAACTGCTAGTGGTGTAATAACATCAAGTGGTTTTATCGGAGATGGCGCGGGGTTATTTAATATTCCTCAATCAGCACTATCCGAAGATGCATTCCAAATATCAAGTGGTAGTGTAACTGCTTCGGTTTCACCTGAAGATGGATTTTTAGTAACTTCACTTGTAAGTGGTTCTACTTTTAGTGGTAGTATTAGATTAAGTAGTGGTTCGGTATTTAGTGGTAGTGGTAAAAACTTATTTGATATACCATTATCGGCACTTTCTGAAACATCTCCATTAATAGCAAGTGGTAGTGTAACTGCATCAACTAATCCAAACGATGGGTTTGTTGTAACATCAATTGAAAGTGGTTCTATATTTAGTGGTAGTGTAAAATTAAGTAGTGGTTCAGTATTTAGTGGTAGTGGTGCTAATCTATTTGATATACCATTTTCAGCAATTACTGAAGAAGCATCTAGAATTGTAAGTGGTTCTGTAACTGCATCAGTTCATCCGACTAGAGGATTTGAAGTAAATTCAACTGGTAGATTTGATGAAGGTATAACTACAAGTGGTAGTTTAATAGTATCTGCATCTACTTCTTGGGCTGCTGATAATGAAATTAAAATTGTAAAAGTAATTTCTACCGATGATGGTAACAAATATGAAATAGATGGATATAGACAACCTTTACTTTATTTAGTAAGTGGTAGTACATACACATTTAATCAATCTGATTCTTCAAATAATACACATCCATTAAGATTTTCAACAACCGAAAATGGGGTACATAATAGTGGTGTTCCTTTTACTGGGAGTGTAGATACTGGTAGTGTAATCGCAGGTACTGATGGTTCTGAGGTTACTATTACAATAACTGCAAATACACCTGATACTTTATATTATTATTGTGTTAATCACGCTGGAATGGGTGGTGAAATTCAAAAAGTAAAAAGTTATCCAATTACTAAAACTATAATTAACGATACTGTTATTGTAAGTGGTTCTATATTAGTTACCGGTGATATTGATTCTAATATTATTAAAGGTACTGAAATCAGTGCTTCATTCTTTAGTGGTAGTGGTAGGGATTTATTTGATATTCCTCTTTCAGCACTTGCTGATAAAGTAGAAGAATTATCTTTTATAGCAAGTGGTAGTGTAACTGCTTCTACTGACCCTTCATTTGGATTTAATGTAAATACATCAGCATCGATAGATGGTGATATTACCATTGAAGGAGCATCAATAATTTCGGGTGGATTATTAGTATCACATTCAGCTGTTTTTGATACAATACCAATAACTCAATCTGTAACAGTTGCTGATAATAAATTCTTTGTACAAGGATTACCAAAACCAGTATTAAAACTTTTAGATGATACTTCTTATTATTTTGATTTATCAGATTCTTCAAACTTACTTCATCCATTTAAATTCTCAAGAACATTTGATGGAACATTAGAAGGTGGAGTTGAATATACCGAAACTATAACAACAGGTTCAGCAGCTGCTGGAACAACTGGAGCATATGTAAACATAGAAGTAACTGGAAGTTCACCAAATGTATTATACTACTATACAAATGTATCTGCCTCTTTTGGTAATATAGTTAAAAAATTCGGAGAAGTACCAAAAATATCTCAAATTAATTTATTAGGTGATACTGAAATCACTGGTGGATTAGATGTTAGTGGAGTTTCTTCAGCAACGTTATTACAATCACAAAATGTATCAGCATCATTTGTATCATCATCATTAGTTGATTTTCAAATAGGAGACAATACTTACCAATCAACGCCTGGTAGATTAAAATGGAATGAAACTGATGGTACTCTTGATTTGGGAATGGGTGGTGCCACTGCTTCATTACAAATTGGACAAGAATTATACTATCCATATGTAGTAAATAAGACTGGAGCTACTTTAGAAAATGGTACTCTTGTAATGTTAGCAACATCACAACCAACTCAAAATAATAGATTAAGTGTTCAAAAGGCAATTACAAATGGTACTTATACGGAACAACAATTAATTGGTGTACTTACTGAAACAATTGAAAATAATGGACAAGGATTTGCAACTTACTTTGGATATGTAAAAGGATTAAAACTTGATGAATTAGAAGATGTAGGATTAAAATATACTGGTTCAGTATGGGTAGAGGGTGAAACACTTTATCCAGACCCATTAAGAGCAGGTGGTTTAACAAATGTTCAACCAATCGCTCCAAACTTAAAATCATCGATAGCAACGATAACTACTATAAGTGGACAGAATTTAGAAATATTAGTAAGACCACATTTAGGTTCACATCTAAGAGATTTGCATGATGTACAAATAACATCAGCATCTAATAACGATATCTTAGTATATTCTGCAACATCGAGTAGATTTGAAAATAGAAGTAGTGATTTAGTATTAAGTGGTTCATTTAGTGGTTCATATACTGGTGTTTATTTTGGTGATGGTTCAAACTTAGAAAATGTACAAGCAGCAGCTGCACCTCTTATCTCAAGTGGTTCTGCTACGGCATCGGTTGCAAGTGGTGATACATTTGTAGTAACATCACCAGTTAGTGGCTCAATTATAACAGGTTCATTAGTAACATCTGGTTCAATAAGTGTTGGTGGTGGTGGTATATTTAGTGGAGATGGTAGTGGACTTACTAATATCGATATTGCTAACTTAGCACTTACATTAAACAAATTAGAAAGTGGTTCCGCAACGGCATCATTAGATAATACGGAATTTAAAGTATTTAGTAATAACTCAAGTTCAAGTGTAGATTCATCTTTTAGTGGTTCGGTAAATATTTCACAATCTTTAGAGGTTGGTGGAATTATTACTGGTGATGGTAGTGGAATTACAAACATTGATATTGCTAACTTAGCAATTGATTCATCAAAAATATTTACAGGTTCTGTAACCGCATCAGTTGATCCTGATGGGTTCTTCAGAGTAGAAAACTTAGACTCATCTATTAATTCGGGTTCAGTTAAAGTAGAACTTAGTGGTTCATTACATGTTTCAGAATCAATAACTGCATCTTTATATAAAGGAGATGGTGCAGGATTATATAATATCCCATTAGATGCACTTGAAGATTTACAATTAGATAGAATTATATCTGGTTCAGCAACTGCATCTATTTCTCCAAATTTAGGATTAGTTGTAAATAATCAAATTAGTGGTACGTTATTCGTTGGTGATGGTGGAGGTTTATTTAACATTCCAGCAGATGCATTACAAGATTTACAATTACCTCAAATTATTAGTGGTGGTATCAGTGCTTCTGTTGAACCAACCGATGGATTTAGAGTTTACTCTCCTCAATTTGGTTCAAAGTTTACTGGTTCACTTAGTATTAGTGGAAGTGTAACTATACCATCTGGAAGTGGATTCTTTAGTGGTAGTGGTGAGGGATTATTTAATATTCCAGCTGATGCTATTGAAGGATTAGACCAAAGTAGAATTCTTAGTGGTTCTGTAACCGCATCGGTAAATCCTGATGATGGTTTTGTAGTAAGGTCTATTGATAGTGGTTCAACGTTCTTCGGAGAAGTTAATTTCCAAAACGATGTAAGTGCATCTAAGATAACTGTAACTGATGAAATATTCTCACCAAGAATTACATCATCATTTGTAGGTTCATATCAGGGTGAAAATGTTGGTATAGATGTACCTGATGATTTAGATATTTTAGTATTCGATGCAGATGCAAACAAATTTAGACCTGTAACACAATTTGGTGATACTACTGTATTCCCATTCTCAGATGTAACTCAGGTAACATTCCAACACAATTTCGCTATTGATTATCCAGTAGTTCAAATTTATGAAACTGGTTCAAATGGACAAATTATTCCACAAGCAATAGAATCAATTGATAGTTCATCAGTTAGAGTAACATTTAGTGGATTGACAAGTGGGCAAGCAGTAATTGGTACTGGTGGTAGATTAGCAGGATTTGTACAAGGTAGTGATGTAGTGGGATTAGTAAACTCAGCATCTTATGCAGAATTTGCAGAAAACGCTGGAACGGCATCATCTTTAGTAGGATTCGATTCAGCATCACTTGCTGAGTTAGGTAACTTATCACAATATGTAAAGAGTAGCCAAACGGCATCGATGACTGTACTTTCAGCATCATATGCTGAAACTGCTTCATTCGCTGTAAACGCTGGTGATTTTAATACTGATAATTTTGTAAGAACTGACCAAACTGCATCGATGACTGTACTTTCAGCATCATACGCTCTTTCAGCATCTTATGCAGTTAACGCTGTATCAGCTGAAGATTATGTAAGAAATGACCAAACTTCTTCGATGACTGTTCTTTCAGCATCTTATGCAGCAACTGCCTCATTTGCATTAAACGCTGGTGATTTTGTAGGAGAAAATTTCTTACCAAATAATGGTACTGGTTCATTTGTTGGAAGATTTGAAGTAAGTGGTAGTTTAGTAGTAACTGGTAGTGCACAATTAATAGGATTAGAAACAGGTAGTTCAGATACAGTTCTTGTTATCAATGAATCAACTGGACAAGTTTTCAAAAGAGATGTAACTGCTGTAAGTGGAACATCTGGTACTGGTGGTAGTGGTGGTACTTCTGGTTCATCTGGAAGTAGTGGTTCAGCAGGAACATCTGGTACATCAGGTTCTTCTGGTTCAGCAGGAACAAGTGGTTCATCTGGTAGTGGAGGTACAAGTGGTACAAGTGGAACTTCTGGAACAAGCGGTAGTAGTGGTACATCAGGTACAACTGGTACATCAGGTTCAAGTGGAACTTCTGGTTCATCTGGTAGTGGAGGTACGAGTGGAAGTAGTGGTACAAGTGGTACAAGTGGAACAAGCGGTTCTTCTGGTTCTGCAGGTTCATCTGGTTCATCTGGTTCTTCTGGTACAAGTGGAAGTAGTGGTACTTCTGGAACTGGTGGTACATCAGGTTCAAGTGGAAGTAGTGGTTCAAGTGGAAGTAGTGGAACGAGTGGAACTTCTGGTACAAGCGGAACATCTGGTACATCAGGTTCTTCTGGTTCAGCAGGAACAAGCGGAACTTCTGGTTCTTCTGGTAGAGAAGGGGGTAGATTATATACGGTAGTAAACGCAGGATTCCAATACTCATTTAGTGGATATGCTGGTAACTTCCCAAAACTAACATTAGTAAGGGGAGAACTTTATTACTTCGATGTAAGTGGTGTAGGTAATGGACATCCATTTGCATTAAGATTAGCTAGTGAAGATACTGATGCTGTACCTGGTACAACAAACAATGACCCAACAAATGGAAATCATAGTACATCAACATTAATACGATATAGAGTACCTGAAGATGCAACTGATATAGTTTATCAATGTACTAATCATTCCTCAATGCTAGGTCAGATTGAGATAGTAAACAAACACGGAACAAGTGGAACAAGTGGTTCTTCTGGTTCTTCTGGTTCATCTGGTACAAGTGGAAGTTCTGGAAGTAGTGGTTCATCAGGCTCAGCTGGTACATCTGGTACATCTGGAAGTAGTGGTTCTTCGGGTAGTGGAGGTACATCAGGCTCTTCTGGTTCAAGTGGAAGTAGTGGAAGTAGTGGAACATCTGGTTCTTCCGGCTCATCTGGAACAAGCGGAACTTCTGGTACAAGTGGAACAAGCGGTTCTTCTGGTTCATCTGGCTCAAGCGGAAGTAGTGGTAGTTCTGGTAGTAGTGGAACAAGTGGAGAACAAGGTTCTTCAGGTTCAGCAGGTACGAGTGGTACATCTGGAAGTAGTGGTAGTAGTGGTTCAACAGGTACGAATGGTACGTCTGGTACGAGTGGAACAAGTGGAGAAAGAGGTAGTAGTGGTTCAGCTGGTACTTCGGGTACTTCTGGTACAAATGGAACATCAGGTTCTTCTGGTTCAGCAGGAACAAGTGGAACTTCTGGTACATCGGGAACATCTGGAAGTAGTGGAACTTCTGGTACAAGTGGTACATCTGGTAGTGGTGGTTCGGCTGGTACGTCTGGAACAAGTGGAAGTAGTGGAACAAGTGGAACAACTGGTTCAGAAGGAACATCTGGAAGTAGTGGTACTTCTGGTACAAGTGGTAGTAATGGTACAAGCGGAACATCTGGCTCATCGGGTTCTTCTGGTACAAGTGGAAGTAGTGGTTCCTCTGGTTCTGCTGGAACAAGCGGAACAAGTGGTAGAGATGGTTCTAACGGAACATCAGGTTCCTCAGGCTCAGCAGGTACGTCTGGTACATCTGCAGAAGGAAGTAGTGGTACTTCTGGTAAAGATGGTAACTTTGGTGGAGCATCATTCGATTATACATTTACATCAGCAGTAGGAAATTCAGAACCTGCAGCTGGTAGAGTTAGAATAAACAACGCTGTACAAAATACAGGTAATGCAATTTACATTAGTGAAACTGATGATGATGGTGGAAGTATCCAATCCTTTATGGAAACAATGGATTCAGTTACCTCAGCAGTAAAAGCACATATTAGAATTGCTAAAAAATTCAATACTGATGAATACTTATTATTTGCAATAGGTGAATTAACCGATAATGGTGATTGGTGGACTCTTAGTGATTTAGCAAATACAGGTTTCTCAACAGCCTCTCCTTTCACAAATGGAGATGATATTGTAATATCTTTAGTTGCAGTTGGTGATAAAGGTGATACTGGTTCACATGGTACTTCTGGTTCATCTGGTTCATCTGGAACAAGTGGTAGTAGTGGTTCATCTGGAACTTCTGGTTCAAGTGGAACATCTGCAATAGGAAGTAGTGGAACATCAGGTTCTTCTGGTTCTTCTGGAACATCAGGTTCAACGGGCTCAGCA